CATATGAAGAGAACAGTAATTATATTCAAGTGCCACCATCAGTTATTGGGATAACTAAAATTTTTAAATTTGATGGGGCCAACACTGTAACTAATAATATGTTCAGTGTAAAATATCAAATGTTCCTCAATGACATATATTATTTTGGAGGAACTGAATTACTAACTTATGCAATGACAAGATCCTATCTTGAAGATATGGACTTTTTGTTAAATACACAAAAACAAATTAGATTTAATCAAAGACAAGATAGACTTTACTTAGACATTGATTTTGCAGAACTGAGTAAGGATAATTATATCGTCCTTGATTGTTATAGATTACTTAATCCAAATGAATTTACAAGAGTTTGGAATGACTCTTTCCTTAAAAGATATGTAACTCAATTAATCAAACGTCAATGGGGACAAAATCTAATGAAGTTCCAGGGAGTCAAATTACCTGGAGGTATTGAATTGAATGGTAGACAAATCTATGATGATGCACAAAAGGAATTAGATAACATCAGAGAAATAATGTCTAATACTTATGAAATTCCCCCTATGGACATGATTGGTTAAAGATATGCTTAACCCATACTTTCAGCAAGGATCAAGGTCTGAACAAAATTTAATTCAAGATCTCATTAACGAACAGTTGAGGATGTATGGTGTTGAGGTGCATTATCTTCCAAGAAAATATATTTCTGAAAATACTGTTATAAAAGAAGTAATACAATCAAAATTTGACGATGCATATCCAATAGAAGCATATGTTGATAATTTTGATGGATATGGAGATACATCTACAATTTTATCTAAGTTTGGAATTCAGGCAACAAATGAGATAACTTTAATTATATCAAAGGAAAGATTTGAAACTTATATTTCTCCCCTTATAAAAAATGAAGAAA